CCGTGTCGGTGTAGGCTTCCTGTGTGGTGCTCAGGCGCTTGGTTTTGGTGTAGGTCAAACTGCATCATTTAAACGCCGCAAAGAGGATGACTATGAGCATCTGAATGGTGTGGCAATTTCAGCCAAGCATGACATTAAGAAAACTTTCTTCAACAACAAACAGCATGGTATGGTTACATCCTTCCATTCTGCTGCTGCTGATTCTTAAGGAGTAGAAAAATGGCTGATCTTACTTATACCAACCGAGCTACTGAACGTCGTTCAACGACTTTTCAGGTTCCTGGCCCCGGTGATGCACATAACCTTAAAGTGTTGTGTAGCGCCACGGTAGAACTCGCTGGAAGTGCGACAGGTACGACTGTTTTCTTTGGTCGTATACCGTCTAATGCGCGTATTTTACCACAAGGGTTTATTTACAATGATGATCTTGCAACCACAGGTGCACCCACACTGGATATTGGACTGGCTTCAGTCGATTCTAATGTGACCAGTGACCCTGATGCCATTAATAATGGTATTGCACTATCATCTGCAACCACCACTACTACCGTTCTTGCAGACCCGGCTAATGCAGGTCTTCCAGCATGGGATTTAGTAGCCGGTGTAACATCTGATCCGGGTGGTGAATTGGACATTTACGGCATTGTCGCAGATGCTTCAACCACTCAAACAGGTACAATAACTGTTTGTCTTTTAGGTTATCTGGACTAAGGAGTAGCCCCTCTTCGGAGGGGCGCTTTTATGAAAGTAGCACTCGTAGGTGGAGCACCTAGAACCAAAGACTTAGCGCCCTATAATGATCCTGAATGGGAGATATGGGCATTAGGTGTACATTTAGACCTGCCAAGAATTACACGGATATTTGAGATTCATCCTGAATATTTGTTTGAAACGGATGATTATCCACAACGACTTGTAGATTTAAACATTCCGCTGGTCGTGCATGAGAATTTCCCGTTTCGTAATGAAAACATCGAAGTATTTGATCGAGATCAAGTAACTTTCGGTAAATTAACGTCCTCGATTTCGTACATGATGGCTTACGCGATTATGAATGGAGTTACACATATCAAGATATTCGGTGTGGATATGGACGTAGACGATAAGGAGTATTTCGAGCAACGACCCGGACTTTATGCGTGGCTAGGTTACGCAGAAGGATTAGGGATAAAGGTCGAAATACCCGAATCATCACTGTATAACGATATGGATTATCCATACAGTAAGAAAGGAATAAAGCCCTATACCGAGAATGAGTTTCGGAAAATGGCTAGTTATCATCAAGAAATGATGAACAAATACACTCAAGAGATTGAACAACTTAAAACCTTATATCATACCCATGATGGTTGTCGTCAGGTCTACGAGAGATTGGCGAAGATTGGACGAGCAACCGATGCGGGTATTGAAGTAGAACAAATAGACCATTCAACCGTTATCAGGAGATAATGATGGATTTCAAAGAAATGCGTGAAAAGTTACGTGAAATTGTCGATACCGTACCTCGCAGTAATGACGATATGGTGGCTTTATACAAAGAGAAGTTTCCTGAAGACCAAACAGAGGTTCAACCTACTGTTAAGGCGATTAAGAGTGAAAATGTCTACACCTATATCGGTGCAGGGCACGAACCACCGTCAGTGATTAAGTTTATGGGCCTTCAAGCGTTTAGTCGTGGAAAAGCGGTTACTGTGACAAATCCTATAGTTCTTGAGAAGATCAAGAATCATCCATGTTTTGTCAAAGGCGAAGTAGATGCCGAAATTCTTGTAGAACGTGATGAGGAAGAAAATCGTAAAGTCGAAGAACGACGCAAGGAAGATGCCCGCATTCAATTGTTGGCTAGTAAGAATAAATCCTAATGGCTACTGTATCCGCAGTTCGAGCAGGAGCATTACAACTTCTAGGTATACTGGAAGTTGGGGGTACGGCTTCGTCTGCGGATGACACCCACATGACCCAACGGTATAACGAGGTCTATGCGGATTTACGGAATACCGGACTGGATTATTGGGCGGCTGCTGGCCCTGTACCGGATGAGTATGCGCCTCATATGGAGGCGTTGATGGCCTATTTATCGACAGATGACTATTCGGTATCTGATCGAAGATTAAAGAGAATTATGGGAGAGAATTATGGGAAAGGCGAGTGTGGCTAAACGAGAGATTATGCGTTTGGGCAAACCGCCGTTTGAATCGTTAGAACAACCGACAGATTATTAGGATGAAGGTATCACTGGCCAATGACTTAGAAATTGAAAACTTCTCCGGCTCAGGTATCACAGATTATGCCTCCGGTAATACGAATAGTGTTGCCTATAAAAAGAATGGACGCGTCTACGTCACCCAACGATCTTCAATAGATATTTCAGAAAATGTAAGCGCCCTCGGATTAAACGACCGAGGTAGGGGGATTTATTATTGGGAAGAGAACTCCAAACTTTATATCATAAATGATGCATCAGTCTACGCAACAACTCAGGCTTCAGTCGCTGTTGGTACTATAACTACCGGAACAGAACGAATCACCATATTAGAAACTATTGGTACACCATACCTTATCTTTCTTGATGCTGAGAATGACGAAGGGTGGTATATGAGTACCGGAGAGACAGTGACTCAAATTGCCAGTAACTTTCCATCTACTCTATGTCATGGTGGAACTGTTATGGACGGTTATCTCTTTGTCATGGATGAAGATGGCGTTATTTACAATTCTGATGTAAACAATCCAACAGTTTTTGGTGCAACTTCATTTATAACAGCAGAACGTGAGAATGACAAAGGCGTTTATCTTGCTCAGCATCACGATAACATTGCATCTCTTAATACCCGTTCCATAGAGTTTTTCTACAATGCTTCTAATACTGTAGGAAGCCCTTTAAATCGTCGGCAGGATATTTCATACAATATTGGTTGTGCTTCAGGACTCTCGGTGTGGGAGAATGGCGATGTTACTTATTTCATAGGCTCTAACAGACCCGGACAGATGAAAGTGTATGAAATAAAAGGCTTTCAGGTAAATCCAATCTCAAATGACAGTTTAAACTCCTATATCACTCAAACGATTACTCAGGATGGATTAACTTTTAGATTAGAAGGATTATCTATGATGGGGCATGATACGTTAATTCTAACGATTTACAGTCTAACAGGTGCGTCTCCAGGAGAGATAGTACCTAAATTATCTATTGCGCTCGATACTGAGACTGGATTATGGGGGTTTATCAAAACAAGTGTAAACAGCCATACTACTTTCCCATTAATGTCATGGACAAAACGGACGGGTGGACAGAAAGCGACCGTAGCCGCAAGGACTGGTGAAGGGATATTTCACAACGGTGATATTTTTAATATTAATGACCGTCTTATTCCAATAGATACTTTATTGGGTTCGGAAGGTGTGTATGTCACGGGGGTGTATGAAACTGATATATATGTCGGAACCACAGCGGATAATGGAGTAAATATAGATTGGATATGTCGGACAGGTTTAGTCGATGGTGAGAGTCCCACCTATAAATACCAGAATGCTGAAAATGTTGAGATGGAAAATACAAGTTCATCGCAGACACTTACGATCAAACATTCTGACGAAGAGACCAGTAACTTCAATACGGGCAGGACGATAGACACGTCTAATAACCGTAAAGAAATCCGACAAGGCGGTCGATTTATCCGTCGGAACTATCAATTAGAGTATTCAGGTGATGAGCAGATTTATGTTAAAGCACTCGATCTTGAACTGGAATTAGGACTGTGAATGAACTTGATCCGCCACCTTCACTTGTCGAATTGGTATCTAAACAGATTCCAGATTCGATATGGAAAAAGTGGTTATATAACTTATATGAATGGTTGAAAGAAAACGTGAGCAGAGACTTCTTTTTAGATGTAAATCAAGGGATTATTAATGGATATTCATCAAAGAATATCTCTGGCGAAGTCACTGGTATCAGTAATACTGAGTATGATATTTGGGAAGGTGGTGGGGCGGCGGCTAATTTAAGTTGGCTGACAACAGCCACAACACTAGAAGCTATCAGTTCAGATACGAATGACACAGCCGCTGGCACAGGTGCAAGAACTATCCATGTTTACGGTTTAGATGCGAATTTTGCCGAGATAGACGAAGTTATTACCATGAATGGCACTTCGGCTACCACTGCTACAACTGCTTCTTTTATCAGGGTAAATAGTGTAGAAGTTGAGACAGTAGGGACGTATACAGGGTCGAATATAGGCAATATTACTATCCGTGTGTCTAGTGCCGGATCAATACAGTCTTATATCTCAGCAGGAGAGGGAAGAGATAGTAATACGCACTATACAGTCCCTGCTGGTAAAACGGGGTATATTATTCGTATATCAGTAACAATGGACTCTAATAATGATGTTGATGTTCACCTGGTGAGACGGGAAAATGCCGATGATTCAACGGCTCCCGTCTCACCGACTATGCATACCCATCATTGGGCTGGAATTATAGCCCCTGTAGACGAAACTCCAAAGGCCAATCATATATTTCCTGCTAAATCGGATATATGGGCTAAAGGCAATAAGTCTACAGCAGGAACCTGTAGTATTCAGATTGATTATGACATTATATTGGTGGACGACTAATGGCTAAAATTATAGACAGAACAGGTAAAGGCTCCGCCATAACGGCTGCGGAACATGATTCTAATCTGAGTACA